GCACAAGATTACAGATTTAACATAAATAGATAAATATGGAAACCTATAAAGTAAAGATAAAAAAGAACATTGAGTGTAGAGGAGTAGAATATGTAGAAGGCGAATCTTACAAAGTAGTAAGAGCAGTCTTTAACTTCTTACAGCATAACGATGCAATAGATACAACAAAGAAAAAGTCTAAGAAGAAAGAAGAATCTTCTGAAGATTTAGATATTAGCTAATTATAAATTTTAAAATTAAAAGAAAATGGCAATTTTTAACGGAACGGATTTAATCCTAAAAGTTTCTCCTAGTAGTGCAGGAGCGGAAGCGAAATTGATGCATTCTCAGAATGTTTCACTTTCAATGAATGTAGATACAATAGACATCTCAACTAAAGACTCTGCTGGTTTTAGAGAGTTATTAGGTGGTCAAAAGTCTTTCAGTCTTTCGGCTGATGGTCTTATGGACTTTGAAGCAACTGCTGGAGATACTGATGTAGCTGAATTATTTGACCAGATGATGGATAGAACAGCAGTAGATTTTACTTTTGCTCTAGCTACTCCAGCTGGTTATACAATAACTGGAGATGGTTTTATTACTTCTCTAGAAATTAGTGGTGGTACAGAAGACGCTCCAACTTATTCTTGTTCAATAGAGGGAACTGGCGCAATCACTAAGACTCCTGTATAATAATTTCTTTGTTGGTTGGGGATTGTGCTACGGCACGTCTCCCAACTAGCAAAAACTTAAACTAACAAAGATATGTACGAAGTAGTTATAATAAACGGAAAGGATTACCCAGTAAGATTTGGAATGAACTCGTTGAGGTTATTCTGTAAAGATACTGGAAGAAGTTTAGCTGACTTAGATAAGCTAGGAGAGGGTATGAGCTTAGACGATGCTTGTTATCTAATCTTAAACGGAATAAAAGACGGCTCTAGAGTGAGTGGTCAAGAATGTTCTTTAAATGTTGATGATGTCGCAGACTTGCTAGACGAAGATTTTGATGCACTAAACAAAGTGCTAGAGATATTCTCTAACCAATTCTCTGCTAAATTTGAGACAGAGGGAAACGTGAAAGCTCCGAAAGGGGCGAAGAAAAAGAAGTAACTTGGGATAGTTTAGAAGCTATTGGTTATGGCTTCGGATTACTTCCTCAAGACTTTTGGAGTCTAACCTTTCACGAGTTTATCTGTATGCAGAAAGGCTTTAATGATAGAGTAGAGAAAGAACAGCAATGGGAGTGGGAGAGAGTGCGATGGTTGGCTTGTGTTAATTTACAGCCACACACTAAAAAAGGACAAAATCTAACACCACAAAAGCTGATGAAGTTTGATTGGGAGAAAAAGAAAGTTAAAACCGACATCAAGAAACAAAAGAAAAGAGCAGAATATATTAAAAAGAAATACGAATTGCTAAATAAAGACAATGGCTGAGAAAACATTAAGTATTAAATTAAGTCTAAACGACAAGCAGTTTCAGAGTAGTCTCAAAAAGTCAATGAGGTCTATGAAAAAGTTCGGAGGTAATATGAAATCCTTTGGACAAACATTGTCAAGAAATGTAACTTTGCCTATTGTAGCTTTAGGAGCTGCTAGTGTTGCAGCATTCGACAAACAAGCTAAGGCTGTTGCACAAGTAGAAGCTGGACTAATATCTACTGGTAACGCTGCTGGATTTACATCTGAACAGCTACAAAAGATGGCTGCTGATTTACAAGCAAAGACAATCTTTGGAGATGAGGTAATTTTAAAAGATGCTACTGCACAACTTTTAACTTTTACTAATATAGCTGGTCAGCAATTTGCAAGAACTCAACAAGCTGCTTTAAACTTAGCAACTAGACTAGACGGAGATTTGAAGTCTGCTAGTATTCAATTAGGTAAAGCTTTAAATGACCCAATAGCAAATCTATCGGCTCTTAGTCGTAGTGGTATTCAATTCTCAGAAGAACAAAAAGCTATAATAAAATCTTTAGCTCAGACTAATAAACTAGCAGAAGCACAAACTATAATATTAGACGAGCTAGAGAAACAATATGGAGGAGCAGCAGAGGCAGCAGCAGAGGCTGGTCTAGGACCATTCCAACAGCTACAAAACTCATTAACCGATGTTTCTGAGGAGTTTGGTAAGTTAATAGTAGAAAACATAGAGCCATTCAAAAAGTTGCTTTTAGATGTTATAAAAGTTCTTAGAAGTTTAACTGATGAACAAAAGAAAGCCATTGTTAAGTTTGCTGGTTATGCTGCAGTAATTGGACCAGTTGTAGTTGTTTTAGGTAGTTTAATATCTTCTTTAAGTATAGTTATTCCTTTAGTTCTTAAATTTGTAGCTGCATTTAATCCTATAACAGCAGCTATTGGAGCAGCAGTTTTAGCAGTTGGATATTTTGCTAAGAGAATGGTAGACTTAAACGATGAATGGAAAGAATACCAAGAGACAACAGACGAATTAGATTTAGGACCAGTAGTAGGAGACTTTGAAAAATTATCTAAATTAACTGATGTAGTAGCAAAAAACACTAAAAAAATATCTTTTAAAAAATCTGCTATACCTCAAAGAATAGCATCAAAAAAGACTGGAGCTATTGCAACTGATACTGGAATACCAGAAACTTTAGAGGGAGTTGCAGCAATAGAGCCAAGTGGCTTAGAAAGTTTTAACGAAGCGTTTTTTAATTTTAGCGAGGACTTTAAGAACTCTTTAATGAATACACTTACAGAGATTTCTACTATAATAGGAAGCGTTAGTAATCTATTCTCACAAATGCACCAAAAGCAACTAACAGAATTAGAGTTAGTAAGAAAAACAGAAGTAGATAATATAATGGCAATGGCTATTTCTGAGGAGGAAAAAAATAAAATGATTGCTAAATCAGACGAAAAGTTTGAAAAGAAAAAAGCAGAGTTAGAAAGAAAAAGAGCTAGACGTGCTAAAGCAGTTGCTATATTTGAGGCTATTGTAAACACAGCAGCAGCAGTTGTTAAATCCTTACCGAATTTACCTTTAGCAATAGCTACTGGTGCAATAGGAGCTGTTCAGATAGGTACAATTGCATCTACACCATTACCAGCCTTTGCTGATGGTGGTATTGTAAGTGGACCAACGGTTGGACTTATGGGAGAGTATGCTGGAGCTAATACAAATCCAGAAGTTATTGCTCCATTGAATAAGTTAAAAGATATGATAGGAGGTCAGACGGTACAAGTACAAGGAATGATTAGTGGCGAGGATATTTTCTTATCAAATGATAGATACTCACGAAGAAAAAATAGTTATTAATGGCATACGAAATTACAAATAGAGCAAAGTTTAAAGATGACAACGGCATCTATTACGAGTTACATATTTTAAAAGATAATTATGTAGGCTCTATTAGTGAGTTTAATGTAGGTGGAGATGGTTTTAAATTATCTTATAAAGGAAGAGGAGAAAGAGTAGACTCTCCAATACACTCATCAGAAATAACTTTTGAATTTATTTTAAGAGATAATGATGACAGAAATAGAATCTTAGATATAATGGCTCAACAAGAGGGGCATTATATAGCTAGGATATATAATAACATTGCTGGAACGGAGCAAGATTTTGCAGCAATTTCTCCTATTGGTAGATTTTGGACTGGTGTAATTATTATGAATGAGTCTATAATGGAGGATATAGACTATCCACAAACAATAACATTAAGAGCTATTGATGGCTTAGAGCTTTTAAAATCAAAGCAATTTAATGATATAACTGATATATATAATGAACGTAGTGGCGAAACTGATGTAGCTATAAAGACTGCTGATAGCAACGGAGATTTTTTAGGTGGATACTATACGCTTCAATCATTGATATTAGGTATATTAAACTTAAACCCTATAGCAGAAGTATATTTAAATAATCCAGCAGTAGATAGTCTTTACGGCTTTTGGGGTGGATGGTGGTCTACTTTGACAGATATAACACAATCTAGTGGTAATTATGATTGTTCACGTTTAATTATTGTTAAGTCGAGTGCATTCTATCAAAAACCTAGTGTTCCTGGAGGAACTATAAAATATATGTCTTGTTATGAAGCATTAGAAAAAATACTTTTTTACTTAAATGCTAAAATACATCAAGGCTCTGGATACTTTCAAATAATACAATTATCAGTATATGCTCAATGGCAAGACGATAACTTTGCAAACTATGTTTGGTATGCAAAAGATGGAACAGATTTAAATCTTACTAATAATAATCTAAAAACTTTAACATCTCAAGCTAATAAAAGGTCTTTAACTAAATTCAATTTTAGCAGAATAATCAAAAGAATAATTTATAACATTGCTGGTATATCTGACTCAAATCCTTTAAACTTTGATTTATTAGATGGAGGGCAGCAAATAATGAATCAAATAAGTTTTCCTGGTAATCAATTACAATCTGCTTGGCATACTTTTAATGAATATGTTTTAACTAATGATAGTACACCAGCAGCTAACGAGTATAAACCTACGTTCTTATTTGTAGAGAGTGGACAAAATATGACATTTCAATTTAACAACTCTACAAAGTATGTTATAGACTCACAAACTGCATCAACTTGGGACGATTATAGTTTCTTTGGTTTAGTTACTAAAACAATCATAAGAATAAAGAACGACACTCAAAACTATTATTTGAAGTTTAATCCTTATGAAGATAAATATGTATGGTCTACAGAAGAAGGTCCGGTTTTACCTTATGTAGGTGGTGGTGGATTTGTAAACCTTTCATTAAATGAATACGCTTTAGCTTGGGATACAGATGTAAACTATTATACTACTAATAACTATGGTGCTGCTACTACTGATGATATGGAGGCTTGTCCAGTAAGTGGACTTATTGAATATTATTCTTATGCAGAATATTATGGAGTTGCTGCTTGGGCATATGATGCTGATGGCAACGCATTCCCAGCAAGTTTTATTAATTTAACAGCAGCGTTAGGTGCTGAAATAACTTCACAAGCAAATCCTAATTATAGTCAATTTGCAGCTCCTTTAGATTTACCAGTTGCATCTTGTCAAATATTTGTAGATGGACAGACTCCTAGTTTTGTTGCTTATGAATATATAAATGAAAATAGTGGAGTTATTGTAGACAATGGTCAAGAGATAGTAGACACTATTAACTTTGTTGAGCAATTTTATACACAAGGAGAAATTAGTGACAATGTTATATTTATAAAACTATCTAATACATATCAAGAGAACAACTTTACTATGCCATTATCTCCAAGTTGGAGTTATCTTTATGACACTACTGGAATGGATGACGTACATTTACCTAGTTTAAAGGCTATGACTTTAATAGGTATGCAGAAAAAATACAGAATGAAAATGGACACAAGGTTAGTAAGAGAGACTGACGTTTTAAATAAGTTTCCATTTAGATATGAATATTTATTAGAAGATAATATAGAGGGTGCTGATAGATATTTTATATGTATGGGGGGAGAGTATATAGCAACACCAGCTTACTTTACTGGAGAATGGTTAGAAATTAATTTTAACGATGTACAAAAGTCTAATTCTGGATTTAATGGTACACACGTTAACCATTCACACACAAGTGAAGTCAGCTATACTAACCAATCAATTCCTAATAATTTACCACCAAAATTCAAATAAATGGCTTTTTTAAACCAATTCAAGGGAATGCTAACAGATATACTAATTGAAAGACAGCAATTAGTTTTAGCAGAAACTACATCAGACATTCCAAGTGGTACAGCTACTACTAGATTAACTATAAATGCTTATGCTGGTCCATTTATGCCTAAAGGCTCTACAATAGTAGCTAAACCTAGATTCACAACAAATAGTATTAATTTAACTTTAGATGAAGATTTAAATACTGGCGCAACACAAATAAACTTTAAAAGTTTTACTGCTTCATTTGATATACCAGATAAGACTGGTCTTTATTATAATTCTGGTAATGCTATATCATTCCAAAACAAAAGATTTTTTGTTGAGCATTTACATATGTTTGAAACTGGACAAACTCATGGCAACGACCAGTTAATTGATTCTGATTCTCCTGGTAGTGGTGTATTTAATTACAATAGTGGAGCAGCATTAACTGATGGTAGTTCTTACTCTAATAATTGGGGTACTAAATACAGTGTTTTAAATGTACCTAGCTTTAAGTGTAAGCTAGAGAGAATAATATACTCTTGTAGTAGTGATGGAACTACTAACGAGGATTGGACTATCTCACTATGGAAAAAGCCAATAAATGCTAATAGTGCAACAGCAAGTAATATTACTTTATTAAACTCAGAGGACATAATTTGTCAAAATGATTCTAATTATGTACACTATATAGAACGGTATAAAGATGATATGGATATAGCAGATACTTATTTAGATGCACAAACTGCTATAATTCCTAGTTTTAAAAAGATTGGAAGTAAACAAACAAGCTCTACTAAACACTATGCAGACATAACATTAGTCTTTAGCTATTACGATGCTTAAAAAATGAAAAAATGAAAAATATATTAAAAGAAACATCAGACGTATTAGTACTAAATACCACTACATTTACCTTTGCTACTTTAGCTGATGTTGAGGTAATATTAAAGATAGCAGTATTATTATTATCTATAATATATACAACTGATAAGATTATTTATAACCGTAAACGAAGAAAAAACAATGAATCTAAAAACGTGGAGAAAAAGTCTAAATAAAGTAGAGCAAGAAATGGCATTGAAACACTTTAAGTTAAGTGAGTTTGATTCTGATGTCAAAGGAAGTGGAAAAAATATGAAAAGAGACTTTCTTAAAAAGCTAGACAAGGCCAGAGATATAGCTAAAATACCTTTTAAGATAACATCTGGATTTAGAACACCACAACACAATGAAAGACTAAGAAAGCAAGGCTATAAGGCTAGTGCTAACTCTAGCCATTTAAAAGGCTGTGCTGCTGATATATACTGCAAAGATAGTGGCGCAAGACAAAAGATAGTAAACGGTCTTATAATGGCTGGATTTACTCGTATAGGGATAGCTGACTCTTTTATACATTGTGATACTGATAAAGATAAAAATGATGCTATATGGCTATATTAGGAAACATATTAGGAAACTTATTAGGGAAAGCAGACACTATAATAGACGAGGTAATAACCAGTCAAGAGGAAAAGCTAAAACTAAAAAACGAACTTCAAAAAATAATACAAGAGCAAGAAGCTCTAATAGAGCAAGAAGTTACTAAAAGATGGGAATCTGATAACTTACAAAGCAGTTGGCTACCTAGAAACATAAGACCATTAGTCTTGGCTTGGCTTGTAGTTTCAACAACTTTGCTTATATTTATAGATGCTGGTGCTATCAATTTTGTAGTAGATGACGAATGGAAAAGCACAATTACTGCAATTTTAACTATAACGATTGGAGCTTATTTTGGAAGTCGTGGGTTGGAAAAAATAAAAAATAAATGACAAAGGAAAAGAGGTATAGACTAAAGACAGATGAATGGGAACTTATAGACCAATATAGAAAAGACAAAGAAAGGCAATCTCTATTAGCTGACGAATGTAACGAGGCTGGTATAGATGTCGGCTCTGTTTCTCATTATTGGTACAAGAGTAAGAAGTTCTCAATATTTGCTAAACCTAATGAATTTACTAAAGATGAATTTTTACAATCTATTGAGGAGCTTATCTCACAATACTCTCCTAAATATCCCTCCATTGATTATCCTAATAGACAAGATGGCCACCTACTTATAATTAATCCAGCAGACGTACATATTGGCAAATATGCCGATGCTACAGAAACTGGAGACGAGTATAACATAGAAATAGCTAAGAACAGAGTAAGAGAAGGAGTTAAGGGTATTCTAAGAAACGCTGAAGGCTATCCAATAGAACGGATATTGTTTTGTATAGGTAATGATATATTACACACAGATAACGTACAAGGAAACACTACAAAAGGCACTCCACAAGATAAAGACGGCAAATGGTATAAACACTTTACAGAGGCTTTAGAGCTTTACGTTGAGGTAGTAGAGATGCTAATGCAGATAGCTCCAGTCGATTGTGTACACTCTATGAGTAACCATGACTATATGAGTGGCTTTCATTTAGCACATGCTTTAAAAGCTTGGTATAGAAATACACAAGCTGTTAGCGTAGATGCTGAACCAATACACAGAAAGTACTATAAGTATAAGAATAGTCTAATAGGATTGACTCATGGAGATGGTGCTAAGCTAAATAATATTCCTTTATTAATGGCTCAAGAAAAACCTAAGATGTGGGCAGATACAAAATATCGTTATTGGTATTTACATCATCTACACCATAAACAACGATATAAGTTTATGAGTTCTTTTGATAATGTAGGAGTTACTGTAGAGTTTTTACGCTCTCCAAGTGGCTCAGATGCTTGGCACTATCAAAAGGGATATACTGGTAGTATTAAAGCTGTTGAGGGATTTATACATAATGAATATGGTCAGATAGCACACTTAACTCATATATTTTAATATATTTGCAAACTTGTTTTAAGTTTAGAGGGAGTTGTTTCCCTCGTTATTTGGTTTGTTTTAGGGGGTAGATTAACGTCTATCCCTTTTTTTTATGCTTATATTTGAAAAACTTTAACATTTTTTTACTCTAGTAAACTAAAATAAATACACTTTTTTTGTTAAAAAGTTTGCACAGAAGTTTAGAATATATTACTTTAGCCAAAGAAATTAACAAACTAAAACAACTAACAATGCAAGATTTACACAAACAGAAATTCTTAGATGCACAGTTAGAGCTTGGTACACAAGTACAATTCTTTAGCTTTACATTAACTCAATTATGCTCTTATTTAATGGTTTTAGCCATTATAACGGTACTTCTTTACAATTTAATACCAACATACTACACAGAGGTGTTAAGCCTTTATAGTGGCTCTTTTATCACTTTAGTAATATTATACATAAAATGGGGAACGAATTAATAAAAGAAATATTGAGATATATATTTATGTATCTCTGTATAGTAATAATAGTAACATTAATATTCAAAAATTATTTTAACTTATGAAGAAATTAGTAAAATCAGTAAAATCAGATGGCTCTTTTGAGTCGCAATACGGACACTTCTACAAGTGGCTATTAGAGTTTGAAGATGGATTTAAAGGCGAGTACTTATCCAAAACAGAAACTCAAAACAAATTTATAGAAGGTCAAGAGGCTGAAATCGAAGTTAATACAAGAGAGTACAACGGTACTAAGATTAACAAGATTAAACTTGCTTCTACCTTTCAAGGTGGAGGTAAGAGCTTTACAGCTGCTCCAAAGGATAACAAGACTCAAGAGTATATCATCAAGCAGAACGCATTGACAAACGCTTGTAATATAGTTGGAGAGGCTGATATTCCTAAGATAATAGAAATAGCTGACGCATTCAAAGAATACGTTTTAAACGATGTAAAACCAAAATCAACAAACAATGGAACAGACTTACCTTTTTAGTAAAACAACAAGAGACGAAGCATTCGACACAGATACTAGCTATGCTTTTAGATTAAGAGTAGGACGTGGCTGGTTACACTTAAACAAGAAAGCTACAGAGCTTATTGAACACGATGACCACTTAGAAATTAAGTTAGCTGATTGGTACATAAACGTAGGCGAGAAGTTCATAGCAGATACTGTTATAAGGCAAGAGCATTGCAACGACTTACAAGAGTATTATTACTTTTTAAAGAATATAAAAGATGACTAAAAAAGAACGAATAGACAAGATTTTAAAAGATTCTCACTTGATAATCAACGAGGCTACTGGTACAGACATCAGTAAGAACAGGAAAGACGAAGCAAGGAGAGAATCAAGAAAGAAGCTTAGAGAGCTAAAAGACTTAGCTCCAATAATTTATGAACGTGTAAAAGTAGAATTTGATGGATAAAGTGGAGAGAGTAAAGAACGTAGTCTGTTACGTTGGTAAAATTAAAAGAACTGAGCTGGTTTCTAAAAAACGAGATAGATATATAGTAGATAATAGACGTATGGCCTTTGTACTTTGTAGAGATGTTTTAGAAATGGGATGGACACAAATAGCTAGAGAGTTTAAACTTAATCACGCTAGTATAATACATCATTACAAAAAGCACAAAGATTTAATTATATTTGACGAATACTACAGAGATAAGTATTTAGATATGCTAGAAGTTTTTAAATTACAAATAGACTATGTAGAACCAAAAGAGCTTATTAGAGAAGTAGTAAACATCAAAAGAAAGAGATATAACGATTATTTAAAACAAAAACTAAAAAACAATGAAAACTAAATTATCACAGAAACAGAAAGTATTAAGACATCTTAAAGAAATAGGTAGTATTACACCACTAGAAGCGTTTAATGACTACGCTATAATGAGACTAACATCTCGAATCTGCGAACTTAAAGACGAAGGCTATGACATCAAGTCTGAGCTAGTATCAAGTCAAAACAGATTCAAAGAAAAAGTTTCATTCTCTAAATATACACTCAATGAGAAGAATTAGAGTAGAAAAGTCCACTAATTATACAACTATAAACAATGAGTTTATATTTAATAAGGACTTATCGTTAAAAGCTAAGGGATTGCTATGCCATCTCTTGGCTTTACCTAACGATTGGAAGCTATACGTAGAGGAGGTCGAGAAATGGCATACAGACGGCAAGGCTGCAATTTACTCAGCGTTTAAGGAGCTGACATCTAATGGCTACATGAAACGAGAGCAAAAACGTAAAAAAGGTAAGATAGTTTCTTGGGATTATATAGTCTTTGAAAAACCACATACCGATTTTCAAGAAATAGAAAAGTTAGATATAGAAAAATTAGATGTAGAAAATCGACCACTACTAAATACTAATAATACTAATAACTTAAATAAACTAAATACTGATAATACTAAAACAGAAGGGGATTATCCTTTTGAATTAAATTTAGAGGCTTGGAATTTATGGAAGGAATTTAGGAAAGAGCAGTTTAGAACTACCTATAAAAAACTAGGAGAAGCTGCTGCGATTTCTAAGCTATTAAGAATCTCCAACAACAACAAAGAAAACCAGGCGCAAATTATTCAGCAGTCTATTGAGAATGGATGGAAAGGATTATTTGAGCTTAAAACAGAAAAACAAACTAAAGTCCAAAAGATACTAACTAACTATCAGAAAGGACTTGAAATGATAAACAAAGAATATGATGACTAAAGAACAAACAGCAGAACTTAATTTATTAATTGCTACCTTTCGTTGCTTTAACGAACAACTATACAATCTAAAAGGCTCACACGCTGGAATAGTAAAGCTAAAGTTTAATAGACTTTTAAAAGTAGCTGCTCAATATGAGAGAGAGATACTACAATGGACAGAGGGGAGCGAACAACTAGAGCTGATATATGACAGCCTAATGGAAGTATTAATAGAAGTAAAAAAGCAAGTAAATGAATAAATATTACGAGATTAAAAAACGTGAGGACGTAACGGTAAAAAATATGCTTGAGATATATGGCAAAAGCTCAAAGTATAGAAAGAAAATAACGTGGGACACGTTTTACCTAATAACTGGATGGACACATATACAAACAACTAAAGATGAAAGACAAAAGTAAACAAGTGTGGTATTTATGTAAACACGACATTAAAGAATTAAAAAGACAATGCTATGATGTTATATCTACTATTTATGTTCAGCTAGGACAATCTCCAGAAGCTGAGATAGTAGTACAGATGACTAATTTATTCTGTAACGACTTAGCTACAAACTACAGCTCTATGGAATTAGATGAGGTTAGATTTGCATTAAATAAATACATAAGAGAGAACGATGGACCACATTTTGTTAATGTTCCTATGTGGAATGAAGCTTTAAGAAATCGCAAGATGTCAAAAGCTTTAAAAAATCAAACTAATCAAATAGACGAATACGAACTCTATAAAAAGCGTGTTGAGTCATTTAGCAAGGCAATAGATAAAAGAGAGATAAAAAAAATAGGAAAATGAAGATATTAAATTTATATGCTTGTTTAGGTGGTAACCGATACAAGTGGGGAGATGAACACGAAATAACAGCAGTAGAGTTAGATGAAGAACTAGCTAAGTTATATCAAGAGAGGTTTCCTAATGATACAGTAATAGTAGGTGATGCACACCAATACCTACTAGACCACTATAAAGAGTTTGATTTTATTTGGACATCTCCACCTTGCCCAACACATTCAAGAGCAAGATATTGGGCCATAGGTGCAAATGGTAAAAGTCCAATTTATCCAGATATGAAACTTTATGAAGAAATACTACTTTTAGATTATCATTTTAAAGGTAAATATGTTGTTGAAAATGTTATACCATACTATCAACCAATGTTAAATCCTAAAAAAAGAGGTAGGCATTTATATTGGACCAATTTTAATCTGCCTAGTGATTTAGGAGATAGGAGTGCAAAAGTTTGTCAAGGTAATGATGAACTTAATAGATTGTGTGAATTTCATAAATTTGATTTTAACAGATATAAAGGAGAACAAAACAAAGTAAAAATAGCTAGAAACTTAGTAGACTATGAAGCTGGTAAAACTATATTACATACTGCTATGGGTATAATACAAAAGCAAGACTTGAACCAAACTGAATTATTCTAATGCCAACGACAATAAGTAAACTAAAGAAAAAGCTAGACAAAGTATTTAGCGAGTACATTAGAAAGCGTGATAGCGATTATAAAGGTAATTGCAAGTGTATTAGCTGTGGTAAAGAATATCCAGCTTTTGGAGGTAGTACTCACGCTGGGCATCTATTCAGCAGACGATACCTTAGCATTCGATACGATGAGCGTAACGTTAATAGTCAGTGTAGTTATTGTAATACTTTTCTTAACGGTAACCAAATCAAAGCAGCTAGAGGAGTAGAAAATAAATGGGGTAAGGGTACAGTTGATGAGTTAGAAAGTAGAATGCATATAGTAGTAAAATTAACAAGAACTGATTATGAAGAAGCAATCGAAAGGTATAAGCAAAAGATTAGAGAGCTGGATTAACAATCGATTGTTTAAAACTTTAAACTCTGAAGATTGGATAATTGAATCTATTTTATATATTTACAAAGATGAAAAAAACAGTAATATTCGAGGGAGGAGTGAACAAGGTAAGCACTCTAGCAGACGGAACTCTTAGTATTAACATACATACACAAGAGCTACCAGAAGAAACAATGATGAGAGTATTTAGCTTACGCAAGTCTCCTGGAATGGTTCTAATAAGCTCTGATGATATTAGTAAAGCAGAGCAAGAGGAAGTCGAGAAGTTTACTACAGACTTTGAAGTAGGTAAGACTAAGACAGCATCTCAAAGATTAAGAGCTGTATTGTATAGAGTATGGGAGCAAAGCGAACAAGCATATGATTTTCCTATATGGTATGAGTCACAGATGGAAAGGATAATAAACAAGTATAAAACAACACTTGAGCAATAATAGGGCAACCAGGCATCAAGAGATATGGAAGAGAACGAAGAACGGACTAGAGCTTGTATTACCAAAAAAGATTAAAACAGACATAGGTTTCCAATTAATGTTTGGACATAGAGAGGACTATAGAGTAGAAGAAAAAAGAATAGAAGATAATGCTAACAGATACCAAGCAAAAACATATTTAAGTATTGAAGATTTTAAGCAGCATATTTAGAACACTATTAGCACTATTAGT